ACAAGTAGTACCAAAAGATATCTTACCCTCAGTAATCTCATCATCTCCTATCACTATATCAATGTCTGTACTAGTGTCCCAATAACTACTCTTGTCAGCACTCCAGTTACCAAGCGCACCAACCAGACCACTCGTTGGCGTGAACAAGCTAATGTTAGCTACCCATAGAGGGTCGGCTTCATCAGCTACATAACTTAATCCTATCACCCAATCATATATCCCATCAGCTGTTGACAAGTGCGTCGTATCACCATCGCTTGGAGTAGCCACTGGCACGTCACCAATAGCATCCCAATCGTCACTCACTCCAATATCATCAGTAAAGTTTGATAAGTGAGAATAGGTCGTGTCAGTTACAGTCCCACAAGACAAGATACCATCAGCATCAGTCTCTATCACTTGACAACTCGTTAAATTATTCATCCGAACATAACCCGTAGCTCCATCAACAGCAAACGCATAAGTATAATCATCACTCTCAACCCTGAAATCAATATCATTAGAATCCTGATTAAACACCAATCCACTACCAGCACCCTCGATAAGATGAATAAAGCTGATACCTCCAGCCCATAACTCCATCTGGTCAGCGTTGGGGAAATCAATGTAAGTATCAGCATCTCCTAATGCCACGCTCTTATTGTGAGTAATAGAATTGAAGGTCACATCATCAGTCGTGTTCACAGTCTGGTCGAAGTAATCACTAAAAGTAAATGATGAAACGCTCTGATTACAAAGTCCGTTCTTCGCAGTACAGATTAAAGAGCCGTCATAAGTCCAAGCTCCAGTCACTGCCTCAGCCTCACTCAAGAATCCCACAAGGGAAAGATTCGCAACCCATAGAGGGTCTGTTTCCGTGTAAGCTGTTAAGTAGCCTTCGAGAGCGTGGTCACCCCAAGAAGAAGCATTATTCCAATCAGAGAAGTTCCCTGTGAACGTTGAGTTCAAGTTCAGCGTTACATCGCCACTCTCACCGCCACCCGTCAAGCCTGTTCCAGCGATAACATTCGTGATATCACCGCCACCAGCCGGAGCATCACAAACGCTCGTACCATTAGCTAAGACCTCGTTTATGAAGTTCCCTACAGCACAAGAGCCTACCAAGTTATTGAAACGTGCAGTCTCATTAGTATCAGCAATAGACTGATTACATAAGCCATTCTTCGCCGTGCAAAGAGTGGATGAATCCATCGTCCAAGTCCCCGTCACAGCCTCACTCTCTGCTAAGAACCCGACAAGACTAACATTAGCTACCCACCGAGCATCAGCCTCAACAGTCAAATAGGTTCCGTCGGCAGTTATATCACCAGCATTAATATCAGCAGGGGTGTTGAGGTCGTCCCAATAATCAGATGAGTTAACATTAAGATTTGATTCATTACCAATGGCTCCAATGAAGGTCTGAGCCGTGATGTTATAACTTCCAACATCCCAATTAGCAGTTAAAGGAATAGTGCCATCTTTATGAATAGAAAAAGGGTCTGTTTCTGCACCTGAAGGCGTAGCCACCCCTTGACTAATAATGACCCAATCAAAACTCCACTTATCAGTTTTCGCAGGAAGTGAAGGAGGAATGTAAAATCTTACTTGCACAATCCCACCATTAATGTGTTTATCATTATCAAAAACCCCGAGAGTGATGATATTGTATTCTCCTTCTGTTGAACCCAGTGAAGCGTAGTTCTCCCAATCAGAATCGACATAATCGTAGATTTGGACGAACATCGAATGTGATTCGCCAATAATAGTCTTGTATCGAACAATCAACTGATTAAATTCGGTGATGCCGGTGTAATTAACGACGAAATCTATGGAACTCCCGTCTTCACTCACATTGTAGGGAGTGGAGTCATAAGTATTGATATTAGCAAAAGTTCCTGCACCCGTTCCCATTACCACATTACCAACCGATGCATTAAAATAAGTAGTAGCTAATAAAGCCGTGACGCTGGAATTAAATTCTGCTTCATCAAAAGTAAAGACGTTCGCAACATCTGCAAACCATTTAGCCTGTAAACTCGTCAAGGTAATCCAAGCAGTACTATCCTCTGCAAGAGTCGAAGTGTCAGAATGATTCACATTAAGGTCACCCTCCTGAGAAGCTTCTAAGAACTGACTATCAGCAGTAGCTCGAGGATAATAACGAGCATCACCATAGGTAGTATTGAAACTAATGTTGCTTCCATCTAAGATTAAACCATCCCCGACAGTCACATTAACCGCAGAAGAAGAAATGCCTGTTAATAAGCTCCCATCACCAGAGAAATAATCAGCCGTGAGATTACTCCCTGAGAAGTTCCCCGTCGCCACCAAATCCATAAACAAGTTAGAATCAGGACGAAGAAGGTACTTGGGAAGAGCAAAGACGCTCACACTAACCAGCAAGAACACCAACAAGAACATCACAACCTTAACTATAAGTGTACGTTGCTCTTTCATCATATTCCTTGTTAAATTGGTTCGACCCATCAGCATAATTCTCCTCAGTCACCTGACTATTAACATAAGTGAACTCTTTAATACGCCACTTAAGCTCACTAGTCAAAGCATCAACCTCGACAGCCTCACCCAAGTACTTAATAGTTCCATCAGCGTTATACTCGTAACGTCGCTTTAAGATACCATCTAGCAACATCACCGCTTTCGCTCGGTGGTCATTCGGGTCGTGTACGTTATAGTTCACCATTTTCATTCACCAGTCTTATGCAGCCTTCACTACATAAAATATTACTTTACCATTACCAACATTCACTGCAGTAATGTCATCAGCTACTACGACGTTCCCCTGTAATCCTTCAATCACGTTAAGGTCTGCCGTGCCTGTCTCAGGCTCAATATCATAAGGACCATAAACTTCTATATCTCCAGCTGTCATTATTCAGCACCTCTTGTATTATTTTCTTTTTCTCTCACGAATCTTATGAAACTTCTGCAATTAATGTGAGCGGGAGGAGTAAACACTTGTTCGCCTTTCGGCCCAGTGAAAGGGTCATCAAAACCCCTAACTTGGTGATTTAAGTATCGACATAACGGGCTTGTTCTATCATCAACGAAGGCAACGTACTCTTTAAAACCACCTATGTTAGCATCCTTGTAAGTTCGGAGCTTCCCTTCATTCACCATCCGATTGCTCTCAGTACGAACAATAGTTGCCGCACGACTTCGTTTCAAGCCCCCCAGTAATTCGTCAACGTCATTAATGATAGCCTCGGAGTCTTCCCGAGCATCAAAGCCCTTACGGACTCTTTCATAAACCTTCGATTCGAGCACTCGGCTCACTCCTCGAAGACCAACCCACTTCTTACCATCAGGTAAGAGGTAGCCGTTCAGTTGCTTGTTAGTCTCAGCATCCACTAAGCGGTTAAAATCTACTCCTAGCTTCACGTTAAGGTCAAGCTCCTTCTCAGCTTCCATAACGCCAGTGTTCAGGGTGGTCTTAACTACGCCCTTCAAGAGAGTAAGGAACGGCAACAACGCCACGCCCCTAAGAAGCATCGAGAGGAAATCACCGAAGTTCTTCAAGAACAACGCTTCATCACTCATCACCCGAGGAACCTTATACAACTTCGTACTAATAGCCTTCCTGATGTGGTCACCCCAAGCATCCAATAACTTCTCGAAGAACTCGTCGTAAGGCTGACTCGCACTCAAAGGCAACGGCTCAACCACTTTAGAGAAGAAAGGTTCAGGCGACACGGCTGAATCTGTCGGGGGTACGATAGAACGTTTTACCTTATCGCCCTTGGCCTTGTCTTCTTCTTCTTTTCCTCGTTCTTGTTTATCTTCTGAATCATCTTCTTTCCCACTTTCGTTAATCTTTTCATCATCATCACCCATCCCATCTTCAAAACCATTCTTAAAAGGGTCATTAGCGAACTCGTTCTCCAAAGGCTTCAAGCCTCTCTGCTTACGAACCTCATTCACTGTAAGAATCTTACTGGCAATATCAGCCCGTTGCCCTTCACTCTCAATGTTCTCCATCTGAGGGTCTTTAGGGAAATACTTAAACTTGATAGGAGTACGCTCACCAACAGGTAAGTCCGCTTCTCCAAGAATACGAGGGATAATGTTCCGAGTGATAATCTTCTCAAGCAAGTTAAGGTAAGGCTTATGAGCGTTCCTGATACTAACTCGCTCTTGTCCTTCCTGAACACTCTTACTTCCTGTAGAATCACTGAACCCTGTCTCGGTAGGGCTTAACCCGTAAGAAGCGAAGACGAGGTGCATATACCACTTCTGCCCGTCTAGCCACTCCATATCACGATTAGTCTGAGCCATCTTCTCCACTTGCATATCAGGGGAGTTAATCGCCATTATCTGAGCGTTCTCTCCACCAACGCTTTCAAGCCACGCTTCCTTAACCCGCCTCGCTCCGTCTTTCTGACCACTCACTCTAATGAGTAGGGAAGGGATAGCGTTGTTTAAGAAGAAATCCTTGTTATAACGAGTCGCTTGGTCAAGGAGCTGAACGACTTGCTGGATAGCTTGAAGCGGAGCGTAACCATAAGGGTTATGAGTACGACGATTCATCTGGAAATACTGAATCTGTTCTGGTAAGAACTTAATAGGAGCGTTCATTGGGTGACGGAAACTGTACTGCCAAAAGAAAGTCATAAACCCGTTCACATCCTGTTCCTTCAAGAAACTGCTACCATCATAAACGAGTAGCTCAACGAGGTTACCTTTCAATGGCCCGTTTAAGAACCACACCCCAGCGTCAATATGTAATATATCATCAAGCACCGCATTAATCAAGTAATCAAAGTCTTGGTTCGGCTCACGGTTAGGGTTCTCTAAGAACTGCTTAATATAATTAATCTCTTCCTCATAGGTCTTCGGCTCCTCTTCCTCATCCTCAGGCACAACATCCCACTCCGTCTGAAGGATTGCTTCTTTGATAGCTCTCGTGACCATCTGGACCCAAGCACTACGAGCGAACTGCCGAAGCTCACTGATATTAGTCTGTCGTGGAATCCCTCGTTTCGGAGCGAAGAACCACACAGGGTAAACCGGAAGGTTACTCGTAGAAAGATTTGTCCGAGCACTCGGGTTCAAGACCTCAACATTAATGGCCTTTTCGGTAAGTACTCGCTTATAATCAGCGATTCGGTTGATAAAATCCATTAGTGGGATTAAGGGCGTTAAGGCAGTTCTTTACTCGTTATCGACCCCCCTCGACCCGACAAGGTCGGGCACGATTCGGGGGCTAATGTCTTATGGTGTTTCCACCGTGGCAGTTATCGATTAAGTCATACAATGGGTAGGCTCATATATTAATCAACCTTTTTTTTTATTCTTAACTACCAAATTGGTAGATATTAGTATATATTAGTAATTAGAAGCGTTCTATTTCTAAGCCCTCAGGACTAGCATCAGGGTCAAAGAAAGTCAATGCCAAACTATCAACACTATCATCAGTCAACATATCACCGCTTTCGCCTTTACTCTTATCAGGATGACGAACATTCAACAAAGACCCCCGCCATTCTCTTAAGGCACTGAGCATCTCAGCCCTAAAACGATTAAAACACATCCGTTCAGTCTCCGAGAAACCACCCATCTTAGCAGGAACAACGAGCCGACCTTCCTTAATCACGATGTCAAGGTTCACAAACATTACGTTCTTACTCTGAGCCGAGAACTTCACAGGACGAACAGTGCCCCTGCAGTTGTTCTTCTCGTAACGCTTCAACATATCATAATCCCACCCGTTAAACTTCTCAAGGTAATAATCACCCGTCGCATCACCAGAGCCAGTACTATCAATGTTCATCTTCCACACGTTCCAACGTTCCAACCAAGCATCGACGGCTTCCCACTGACTCTGATACAAAGCCCCGTTAATCATAAACCAGTTAAGCACTTGGTAAATCGGTGCCCTCACAACCTCTTCCTCGAAATAAGATTGTGATTCGGTCACGGCTTTAGTTACCGGATTAGTTAGCATCGGGTCATAAGTTCCCTCTGCAATACGAATCTCAGGCGAAACCTCTATGTTTCTCACTGCAGGAATCTTCCGATGAATCTCCTTATAACCACGAACCTTCAACGCCGTAAGGAACGTAACATCACTATCCTTCGCCACATCCATCCCAACAATGACGTTCTCATCCCTACACTCTTGAACAGGCAATAACTCCTTATCCAATAAGCCCTCAAACACCGACTCAGTAATAAACATTCCTTTCTCCAACTGCCATTCAAGGAAGTACTGACTCTTAACCTCAGGGTTAAACTCTCCCTTCTGTAATATCTGCCGTTTAATATAGTTCTCATAGCTCAAATGCCACTCTTTACCATCATTCTCGTAAGCTAATCGTCGTTGCTTAATCACTTCCCAACAATCATAAATGAAAACATTCTCTTGGTCTTTACTATGAAGCCCCCTATAAAAATCGCAGAGCGTGTAACCAGCCGTACCAATGTAAATGACAGGGGCGTTAGTATTGTGGGTTAGTATATTATTCGCAAAGTAATTATTTGTTTGTAAAGCCGTCAAGTTATAGACTCTTTGAGTACCAATATCCTCAACTTTTACAATACGTTCAAAATAAAGTCCAGTCATATCCTTCTGTCTTTTATTCTTTCGTCTTTTAAGAATCAGTTTGGCTCTTTCTAAAAGCCCTTTCTTATAACCAACTATTAAAGGGATATTATTAATAAAACGAAGCGCACTAATCTTTTCTGAGATAACAAGATTCCAGTGACCATTCTTTCCAAAACTATTCTTTCCAGCCTTAGCAAAATAAATCCTACTATGAATACCTATCTTTTCTAAAAGATAAAAAACATCCCACAATAACTTATCACCAGAAGAAGATAACTTTATTCTCACACGCCTATCCTCTTCGATTGACACACAACCATCAGTATCAAACAATCCACCAATTAAGGCACAAACATCTTCTCTTGTATAATCTTGAATTGACTCTGGTAAGCGTTTATCTTTGCCTGTTTGTCCTTCGAGTCCAATCTTACGCATCTCAAAAGCTAATCCTCTGATAGTCCCCTCCTCAAAGAGTTTTCCATCTTTTGTTGTATATGAGTTATAAGATTTAAAAGGATATTTTCTAGCGTATTCTAAAAGTTCTTTGTCACAAGAACAGAATCTCACCAGTGATTTACCACGATAAGAGCCATCACCAATTAGCATCCCAATCATACGAGCATCAAAAAACCTCTTCTTTCCAAGAAAAACATCATTCTTATCAATAATCGCCACTTGTAAACCTTCATAAGTATCTCTCGCCTTTAAATATTCTAAACGACGAGTATCTCTTGGTTTCACCATAATCGGGTGGTCATCACTACATTCCAATATTCTTCCAGCATTAGTCGTTATCTTAACACAAGATTTCAGACCAGAACTATGATTATTAACAACATCATTCATTATTAAACCTTCCTCTTCTGAGAAGCCTAGCACCTTGGAATCAGCCATTGTTATATCAATGTAATCCCCTTTGGAGTTTATTAATTTTGTCTTTTTGCAAACACAAGCGGTTCCCATTGGTATCACCTTCTTGTTCTTCTCAACGTCAGGGATGTCCTGAGATTCTTCTAAGAGGATGAGGTGGGCGGTCTTACTCTCGATGTTAGCCGTCGGACTAACAGGGAAGCAATAACAGATGTTCCCGTTACTTAGCTTGAGAGTTGTCCCGTTGCTTTCACTGAAACTGATACCGAAGTCTTTACAAGGCTCGAGTAAATATTCTTTAATACGGTCAAAGTCGGTCTTTCCCTGTTCTTGCTGTGGCGCACCGATAACCACGTACCACCCTTCAGTCGCCAATTCTATACCGAACTCCTCATAGAAATCCTTAACGAACAAGAGCAAGAACTCGATAGTCAGGACAATCATCTCAGTCTTGCCACTCTGCCTACTGATTTCAATGTAGAACTCTTTACCTTGACCGAAGAGTGCAGCTTCGATAATCTTATTGCTAGGCTCTAACTGGTAACCATAGAACACCCTGTTATGATACTTGAGTATGAACTCGTCCCGTAAGGCGTACACTTTCTTTAAGAGTTCCGCCCTTTGCACAGTTCACAACCCCCGTTTAAGTATCTGAATCGGCACCTGCTCGTTAGGAAAAAATCCTTCCCACCAAGACTCTCAGGGGTTAATTCTCGACATATCCTCGGCTTCCGGTTTGGGTGACCACTGCACCGAAGGTCACTCGTGAGCTTACTACACCTCGCTTTGATTATCAGCCATTCGCCTTCTTGCTTATAGATTTCCTTGATGATATAAGTAACCTTATTGTGTCGTACCTTTGCTCCGTGTAGCTCGTGATACCATTTCATACTAGCGTCTTGCTCTATGAAAGAAAGAGTGTCACCCACCACGTAAACCTCTGGTTGGTCAACTTGAAAAGATACTAGCCAACAGCATTCAGCTTGACAAATCGGGAGCCACGTTAGGCAATCCTTGGCGTTCTCTTTTTCTTCTGGTGTTGACCAATCCACAATGCTTACATCGTACATTTCCATCTTTATCGTAATACTCCAAGTGCTCGAAGCCCTTAGTTACTCTCATCAGCCTTCTCTTTCTTTTCCAATCGCTCCACGCTACCGCTCAATAGCTCTTTAACGATACGACGAGTAGCACTCTCCTCAACATCCACGTTCAAATGAACGTTACTGTCAACCTTTTCCTTCACCCCGTAAGATTCAAGGAAGCTCGTGAAATCCTTACCAAGCTGAGACACTGCCCGAGTAGCACTCAACCGAAGCCTATCGACATCCAACTGAGTCTCACCATCACCCTTCTGTCGGTGCATTAACAACCCCGCTTTCTTCAAGCCAATAATATAACGAGATTCAAGGTCAACCTTCAAAACAGGAACCTTCAAACCCTTCCAATGAGCCACCACGTATTTAACATCCGTGCAGATAGTCTTATAATCCCTGTCAAACTCTGCAGCTAGAGCAGTCTTATTCAGGCTTAGTATACCGAATAGTTCTGCTCTACGGGCTATCTCAGCCCTTCTTTTCCGAGCGTTGGCTCTGTTCTCTGGTGTTCTTCCGTGTCTGTTTTCGGAGTTAGTAGGGGTTTTCATTGTTTCTTTCTAAGGTTTATCTTGTATTGTTTGTTTGCATCGGTTGGGATGTCTTCGGGGTTTTTCTTTAGGAGTTTTGTTTTCTTGAATACTTTGTAGTTTACTTCGTGGTGCCACCTGTGGAATTTTATTTTTAGTGTTGTGAGGTTTGGGTAAACGTCTTTTAGCATCTTGCTTTTAGCGTATGTTCCTTCTAGGCCGTAGAACGCTTTCGTGTTTCCCCCTTTTATTAGTTGTGTTGGGGTCTTGTGTTGTAGTAGGTTGTTGAATTGTACTGTTGCATAGTTTCCCATTAGCATATCGAGTGATAGTATGGTGTCTTCGTTGTATCGTCCTCTCCATTTGTATGGTACGTCGTTTCTTATGAGGTTACAACTGTAGATTCTCGTGTTGAAGGTTAACGGGTTCACTTTGCTTTTTCTTGGGATGAACATAAAGTAGTTTGGTCCAGCCATAGCGATGTTAGAGTATTTTATTACGAAGTCTTCCATTAATCGAAAGAATACCCCCTCAACCACTTTTATTTGCCTGTTCTCTTGGAATATCATAAAGCGT